GGATTTGATCATCCAAAATTAATAAATAAAATTAAATTACTTAACTTACCCTTAATTGTGTGTCGTTCGAAAAGTGGAGGAGCTCATATATTTTGCTTTACCACTGTTCCTGTAACCGCTCAATTAATGAGAGATAAACTCTTATCGGTTAGTGCTGTATTGGGTTATGGGGGATCAGAAGTTTTTCCAAAACAAATAGAATTAAAATCGCAAGAGGATACAGGAAACTTTTTAAATTTACCGTACTTCAATGCCGATGACACAACGAGATATGCCTTTCTAGAGAATGGAGAGGGAGCGAGTCTTGACGGGTTTTTTGGGCTTTACGAAAGAAATAGATTAACACCCGAACAACTAGAACAACTTAAAATTAAAAGACCAGAATCAGAATTTAACGATGGCCCTCCATGTTTAGAATCATTAACACAATCCGAAATTAAAGATGGAAGAGATAGAATTCTTTATCAGTATATACAATATGCAAAAAGAAAATGGCCAGAGAATTGGCAAAGTAAAATAAATGCATTTAATTACAAATACTTTGGGAGTCATCCTGAAGGACCATTGGAAGATAAAATAGTCCAAGGTAAAATAAAGTTTAATGATGGAAAAGATTTAGGTTTTAAATGTAATGAAGAACCAATGTGTAGTCATTGTGATAAAAAATTATGCAGAACTAGAAAGTTTGGTATAGGTGGAGAAACTGTATTTCCATCCCTAACCGATTTACAAAAAGTTTTATTAGATGAACCATATTACTGGGTAAATGTTGACGGAGACAGAGTTAAGCTAGACAACATAGATTATTTAATAGAACAAAGATTATTTAGAAGAACAGTAGCAAAACAAATAAATAAAAAACCATCAAGAATTACGGTTAAAGAATTTGAAAAATATACTGATATGCTTTTAGCAGGAATAGAAGAAGTAGATGCACCAGTCGGATCATCTAAAATAGATCAATTAAAAAATCACTTAGAGGATTATTGTATTCAAAGATCCATTGGATCCGTTACTAAAAAAGATATTTTAAACGGAGCGGTTTATACAGAAGATGGCAAACACATACTTACTTTCCATCGATTTTTTCATGGACATTTAACCAAAAAGAAATGGAAAGAAGATTATCAAGTCACACAACAAATGTTGAAAGAACATTGTGGATGTGAAGAAGGTAGAATGATAATAGGTAAAAAGAAACCTTCTATTATGAAAGTAGATGTCTTTGATAAACCTGAAGATCAATTTACTCAAAAAAAATTAAAAGACGAGGCACCTTTCTAATGAAAACAATAGTATTAGGACCACCAGGAACTGGAAAGACTCATACTTTGTTAGAAAAGGTAGAAGAATATTTAAAGAATACTGATCCAGATAAGATAGGTTATTTTGCTTTCACTAAGAAAGCTGCCAATGAAGCCAAGGCAAGAGCTATGGATAAATTTGATTATACAGAAGATGATCTTCCTTATTTTAGAACTTTACACTCATTAGCTTTTAGAAGACTTGGTTATAATAAAGATCAAGTAATGCAAAAAAGACATTATGAGGATCTAGGTAAAAAATTAAATATATTTTTAGACTATAATGAATATGATGAAGAGGAGACAGGTATATTTACAACAAAAAGTGATTACTTAAGATTAATTCATTTAGCTAAACTTAGAAATATAACTTTAGAGCAGCAATTAAAATTAGGAGAACATAGTACAGAAGTAGAATACAAAACTTTATCTCATCTAGCTAACGAATTAGAAAGATATAAAAAAGAAAACGTTCTTAAAGACTACAATGATATGATTCTGGAGTTTACTAAGTCTGATAAATGCCCAAAATTGGATGTGGTGTTTATAGATGAAGCTCAGGATTTATCTTTAATGCAATGGAATATGGCTAAAACTATTTGGGATAGAACACAAGATTCTTTCATAGCTGGTGATGATGATCAAGCTATTTTTAGATGGGCTGGTGCAGATGTTGACTCTTTTATTACTCAATCAGGAAAATTATTACATCTTACTCAATCACGAAGAATACCGAGAGCTGTTCATGATTTTGCTTTAAGTATAATTAAACGTGTTTCTAAAAGAAGATACAAAGAATGGGCACCAAGAGATCATGAAGGCTCATTAAAATTTCATGATGATGTAAAAGACGTTGACATGTCTTCAGGAGAATGGCTCGTATTAAGCAGAACACGTCATATGTTAGAGGACATCGAAGATGAAATGAAAGAACGTGGATGGTATTTTGAAAATAGATTTAAAAAGATGCCTGAGAAAGAGGCAGCTGAAGCTGCTGCAGATTGGGAATCAGGCTTAAACGGTCAACCATTAAACTATGAACAGATCCAAAGAATATATAGTTATATGACTCCTCAGCATGTGGATAAATTAAAATTAAAAGGATTGGCAAAAGGAGGTTTTTATCGTCTTCCTCAATTAAAAGATTATGGATTAAAAACAAATGCAGTTTGGTATGAAGCTTTTGATGATTTAAATTTTAGAAGAAAAAATTATATTAGAAGTATGAGCAGAAATGGTGAGAACTTAAAAGGAAAACCAAGAATTCATTTATCTACTATTCACAGTATAAAAGGTGGAGAAAAACAAAACGTAGTTTTACTAACAGATCTTACTAACAATACAGTTAGGTCCTATCATAAAAATCCAGATGATGAAACAAGATTATTTTATGTAGGTGCAACTAGAACAAAAGAAAATTTACATATTATTAGACCAAAAGATTATGAAAAAGCCTACCCAATGGAGAATGTATGAGCGACGTATATAAAAAACAAATCGGCGGCGATCACTATCAATCGATGAAGATTCAACCGTCAGAATTTATTAATAAAAATAATTTGCCTTTTGCAGAAGGAAACGCTATAAAATATTTATGCAGGCACAAGCAGAAAGGGCAGAAGAAAGATTTGGAAAAAGCAATTCATTATTGTCAAATGGCAATAGAAAGAGATTATTCAAAAGAAGAAGAAAAAAAAGAAACATGGCTTCAAGGATATAAAAAATGGAAAGCAACACGAAATGTATAGACCTTTAGAAAATTCATTAATAATTAAATCTTCAAGCATTCATGGCCAAGGATTATTTGCCAAAACAAATATAAAAGGTAAAACAAATCTAGGAGTTACACACCTTAAGATCGGCGAAAAAATTATTAGAACACCCCTTGGAGGATTCATTAATCACTCCGACAATCCAAATTGTACTAAAAGTCATACATATGTCAACAACGTTTATAATCTTCATTCTGAAAGAGGACTTATTAAATATGATTATAAACAATGGAATTTATTTACAATTAATGACATTAAAGCTGGAGAAGAATTAACATTAGAGTATTCTTTTTATAAAATATAATGCAGATTCCACTCTTCACGCCACAAACTGAATGGATACCACCAGACAAATTTCCGGATCTATCTAAATATGATGAAATAGCAATTGACTTAGAAACAAAAGATCCAGATCTAATAAAGATGGGATCAGGTTCTATTACTAAACGAGGAGATGTGACAGGTGTTGCTGTCGCCGTTAAAGATTGGTCGGGTTATTATCCAATTGCACACGAAGGTGGTGGTAATATGGATCGTAAGAAAGTTTTAAAATGGGTTCAAGGAGTCTTAAATACACCAGCCCTAAAAATATTTCACAACGCCATGTACGATGTATGTTGGCTCAGAACATTAGGTTTAAGTGTTAAAGGTAAAATAGTTGACACAATGATTGCATCAGCTCTTGTTGATGAAAATCAACTGCGTTATGACTTAAACAACTGTAGTAAAAGATACACTGGAAAAGGAAAAAATGAAGGAGCTTTATATGAAGCAGCAAAGTCTTGGGGTGTAGACCCTAAAGCAGAGATGTATAAATTACCGGCAATATATGTCGGAGCTTATGCTGAGAAAGATGCTGAACTTACATTAGACCTTTGGCAAGAACTTAAAAAAGAAATAATTCACCAGGATTTAAATTCTATTTTTGATTTAGAAACGGAACTTTTTCCTTGCTTAGTCGATATGCGTTTTTTAGGAGTCCGGGTAGACGTTGAAGCAGCTCAAAAATTAAAGCAAGAGTTAGTTGAAGAAGAAAAAGAATGCTTACAAATAGTAAAAAAAGAAACACAAGTAGGTGTTCAAATATGGGCAGCAAGGAGTATTGCGAAAGTTTTTGAAAAACTTCGCCTACCTTTTGACCGCACCGAAAAAACAAATTCTCCATCCTTTACTAAAAACTTTTTACAGAATCACCCCCACCCACTGGTGAAACAAATAGCCCGCGCTCGTGAAATAAACAAGGCGCATACCACGTTTATTGATACCATATTAAAACATAACCACAACGGAAGAATTCATGCAGAAATTAATCAATTAAGAGGAGACAACGGAGGCACCGTAACCGGAAGATTTTCTTATTCAAACCCAAATTTACAGCAGATACCAGCACGCAACAAGGAACTTGGACCACGGATCAGGTCATTATTTATCCCCGAGGAAGGCCATACATGGGGTGTATTTGACTATTCTCAACAAGAGCCTAGGTTGGTAGTGCATTATGCATCTTTACAGAATCTCTATGGCGTGGACGAAGTATTGGATACGTATCGTGAGGGCGATGCAGATTTCCATACTATTGTGGCAGACATGGCTGAGATACCTCGGGAACAGGCTAAGACCATAAACCTTGGTCTGTTCTACGGGATGGGTAAAAATAAATTACAAGCTGAGTTAGGAGTATCTAAAGATAAAGCAGATGATCTTTTTAGACAGTACCATAACAGGGTACCTTTTGTTAAAAAATTAATGGACAATGTAATGAGAAGAGCTCAAGAGTCTGGAAAGATTAGAACGTTACTTGGAAGATTATGCAGGTTTCATTTATGGGAACCGAATCAGTTCGGGATTCATAAAGCATTACCTCATGATAAAGCGCTCTTGGAACACGGACCAGGGATCAAACGTGCATATACTTACAAGGCATTAAATAGATTGATT